GTCTCACACGGGGCGAAACGATCGCGAAATCGCGCTAGCAATTCGGTTTGGGAAATGTTGACACGCGGGTTGACACATGACCAAAAGTGACCCGAACCTGTTGACACAGGCCGAGTACGCGCGGTCGCGGGCAGGGCGTGGGCTTCCCGGCGGCACGCGAGAGGCTGTGCGGCGGGCGGTTGACGCGGGGAGGATCAGCGCGTTCGGCCCGGACAAGCTAGTGGACCAGCCGCTGGCTGACTCGCAGTGGGAGCGGAACACACGTGCGCGGCCTGGCCAGGCCGCGGCCCCTGGCGGTGGACACGTATCCAGCGGCGATGACCTCGAACTGGAGACGAGCGTGGCGCCCGAGGCCTCGCCCCCGAGCAGGCCGGCGGCAGATCCTGGGTACATGCAGTTTCGCGCCAGGCGCGAGGAAGCCGACGCACAGATCGCGGAGATGAACGCGGCGAAGATGCGCGGCGCCATGCTCATGCGTGAGGACGTCGACCGCGCTATGTTCGAGATCGGTCGCGAGCTGCGAGATGCTCTCACCAGCTGCGCCCGGCGCATCGCTTCCGAGGTCGCCTCGATGTCCTCGGCCGAGGCCTGCGAGACCGTGATCGACCGCGAACACCGCATCGTTTTGCAGCTGCTGGTCACCTCGTTCCGAGAGAAAGCCGGCGCCGGCGCTAAGGGGGCGTCGGCGTGAGCAACATGCGCGACGGCTACCAGGCGGTGCACGATGCGGTCGCACGCGGCATGGAGCCGGACCCGAACCTGACCGTCGACGTGTGGTCCGACGAATTCATGGTGATACCGAAGAGCACTGGCAGTAACGAGGCAGGCAAGTACCGCACCAGCCGCACGCCCCACGCCCGCGAAGTAATGCGTTGGCTCTCGGACGATCACCCGTGCAAGCGGGTAGCGCTGATGGGCGCGTCTCAGATGCTCAAGACGCAGGTGGGGTTGAACTGGCTAATGGCCACGATCCACCAGTCGCCTAGCAACTTCCTCTGGCTCGTGCCAACGGGCAAGCTGCACAAGCGCGCTGCAGCTCGCATTGACAAGACCATCGCGGCGATCCCCCAAGTGCGCGAGCGCGTCGCACGCCCGCACAGTCGGGATTCGAACAACAACAACGACATCAAGGAGTACTCCGGCGGCGCGCTGTACCTGGCCACCGCTGGAGCTGCAGCCAATCTCTCTGAGCTGTCGGTGCGCCGTGTGCTGTTCGATGAGATCGACCGCGCGAAGGAGAACGTGGGCGGTGAGGGCGATCCTTCCGAGCTGGCCGAGACGCGCCAGACCACCTTCGAGCGCAACCGCAAGGCGTACTACCCCAGCTCACCAACGATCGAGGGCGAGAGCCCGATCGAAACCCTGTTCAAGCGCGGGACGCAACGCGAGGCATTGGCCGAGTGCATCCACTGCGGACACGTACAGACGCTGGACTTCTTCAACCTGGTGCGCAGCAACGATGGCAAGCGCGCGATGTACCCCTGTGTCGAGTGCGGCGGCCTGCACGAGGAGGGTGACAAGACGCGCATGTTTACGCGCGGTCTGTGGAGCGATGGCCACCCTGGTGATGGAGAGACGGAGAGCGGCACGATCAGCGCCATGTTCCTGCCCTACGGCTGGATCCCGTGGATCTCGCTCATGCGCCAGTACGACATGGCCAAGGCCAAGCTGGAGGAGGGCAGCGAGGAAGCCATGATCGTGTTCTACAACACGCGGCTGGCGCGCTGCTGGGCCCGCAGCAAAGAGAGCACGAAGTACGACGAACTGATGAACCGGGCGGAGCCCTATCGTCTGGGCACCGTTCCCATGGGCGGGCTGGTGCTCACCGCAGCCATCGACGTACAGGCCTACCGACTGGAGTTCAAGGTGGTGGCTTGGGGTGAAGGCCTCGAAGGGTGGGTGATCGACTACCAAGTGATCCACGGCAACCCGGAAGAAGAGGGCACGTGGAAGAAGGCGGACGAACTGCTGCAGGGCCGGTACCGCCACGCCAGCGGTGCCATGGTGAACATCAGCGCCGCTTTCGTCGACTCGGGCGGTACCGCTACGCAGGAGGTGTATGCGTTCACCACGCCACGCCAGCGCCGCAAGGTCTTTGCGATCAAGGGCGCCAGTCGGCCCAACCGCCCGATCATCAGCGGCAAGCCCACGCTGGTGGATGTGAACATGAAAGGCCGCACCGAAAAGCGCGGCGGCCAGCTTTGGTGGATCGGCACCGACACCGGCAAGGACTATCTCCAGGCGCGCTGGGCGAAGACCTCGGGACCGGGCGCAATTCACTTCAGTGGTGATCTGCCCGAGAGCTATTTCAAGGGCCTCACCGCTGAATACCGCACGTACGGCTACAAGCGCGGGCGCAAGGTCAGCTGGTGGGAGAAAAAGAAGGGCGAGCCGAACGAGCCGCTGGACTTGATGAACTACAACCTCGGCGCCGCCCATTTCCTTGGGCTGCACAAGAAGACCGAGTATGGATGGCAGGTGCTGCGCGATCGTCTGGTGCCTGTGGAGCAGGACCTCTTCGCCCTGCCCATGGCGACCGGCAACGAGATGGATCAGTCTCCTGCAGCGGGTGGCCAACCCCTTGCACCTGCGCCTGTCCATACGTCAGCACAGCAGCCAGCAGCGCCAGCTTCGGCCATCGTGAACGGCAAGATCTCGCTGGATGGTTGGAAGCGGGGTGGCCGGTGATGCAGCGTGACGATGGAAACACCGAGCGTGAGCCGGACATCGTGCTCGTGGTGCTGCAGCGGGCACGCGCAGCCAACCCGGCACTGACAGAGGCGCAGGCCCAGCAGGTCGAGGCCGACATCCGCGCGGAGTTCGGTGGTCTGCGCGTGCGGATCCCGAAGCGCAAGAAGCACCCGAGCGCAGAGGAGCGCAAGGCCATCTTCAACGAGGCGATGAGTTCCGCCACAGATGCGGAGATCACAGAGCGTCACGGCATCCATCGTGCGACCCTGTACCGAATGATCAAGCGGGGCAACGGGTGATGTCGCAATTTGCCCTGTTTTCTTGGGAGCGGTCTCTCTACAGTCCGAACCTTAATGACCTCCCACGAACTTCAACGCACCAGCCATATGTGACGCCGTAGCCTATGTCAGGAATAACCCTTGCCCAAGCCCAGGCGCAGCTCGATGCGTACCTGGCCGCCGAAACCGCCGCCCTGGCGAAGAAGTCCTACACGATTGCGGGTCGCACCCTGACGTTTCAGGACCTGCCCGCCATCCAGTCGGGCATCGAGTTGTGGAATCGCCGGGTCGGTGAACTCAGCGCGCGGGCCAACGGGCGCGGCCGCACGCGGACCATGGTGGTGCGCTGATGAAAGAACGTACAGCCCGTCACCCGCTGGTGCAGCAGAACCTGCTGGACAAGGTCATTGCGTATGTGTCGCCCAAGGTCGCGCAGCAGCGAATGGCCTCACGGGCGCAGTTGGCCCTGGTGGGCGGATACACAGGTGCGAAATACGACCGTGCGTCGCTTACGAACTGGCGTGCGGGCGGTGGCTCACCCACCACTGACATCATCAGCGACCTGCCCACGCTGCGCGCCCGAAGTCGCGACCAGATGCGCAACGCGCCAATCGCGCTTGGCGGCCTCAACATCGCCGTCAGTCACACCATCGGCACAGGATTGAGCTGCAACCCGGCGATCGACGGGCCCTTTCTGGGCCTCGCAGACGAGCAGGCTGCGCAGTGGCAGGCCGACACCAAACGCCGCTTCGAGGTTTACTGCATCTCGAAGGATTGCAGCCTGGACCGCCGGCACAATTTCTACGGCTTGCAGTCGCTGGCCTACCGCACCACGCGCGAGAGTGGCGACAGCTTTGTGCTCACGCCTCGTGTTGCCCGCGCCGGCAGCGCAGCACGCCTGGCGCTGCAGCTGCTCGAAGCCGATCGCGTGTGCAACCCGAACCGCGGAGCGGACACAGAGAGCTTGATCGATGGAATTGAGATCTCGCCGGAGACCACCGAGACCATCGCGGTTCATGTGGCCAAGCACCACCCCGGCGACCTTCGGATCAAAACAACCTGGCAGCGCGTGCCTGTGCGGGGCGACAGCACGGGCCGCCGCAACGTGCTGCACATCTTCAAGCCGTTGCGGCCGGGGCAGGTGCGCGGCGTTCCGTGGATCGCCCCCATCCTGGAGCCTCTCAAGCAGCTGAGCCGGTACACCGACGCGGAGCTCAAGGCCGCGGTGGACTCGGCTGTTTTCAGCGTGTTCGTGAAGATGGACCCCGATGCGTTCGATGATCTCTTCGAAGATAAGGACAAGAACTCGCTGATTAAGAAGGGTCTCGAATGGTCGGGCGAACTCGAAAGCGGCAAGGCCGTCAACCTGCTGCCAGGCGAGGAGATTCAGACAAACACCCCGGGCCGCCCCAACCCCCAGTT